ATATATTAGCACCGTCTGGATTCGATGCTAAACTTCTATATAATTGAATTATTTTACTAATAGAAACATATATATTCCCTATCTGACCAATATTAGTAGGACCAGCTAAAAATTCAGGTATTATTACTTGTTGAGAAATTGAAGTTGTACCTGATAATCCTGCTGTATTTGCTTCTGTAATTAATTGTGGGGTAAATCCATCTGTTTGATCTGTTATAAATGTAGCTTGAGAATTTTGTATAATACAAGCTGTTGGGTCTATACTTACAGAATCAACACTAGCTAAACAAGGAGTAGAAAAAGGAAGAACTAAATTGACAATTGATTTTCCTGTATTTTTATCTTTATATATAAAAAATTCATTAAGTATAGCTATAAAAGCATTCATACTAATATATTCAATACCTGTTCCTTCTGTTTTACCATCACAAAATTTGATAACAGTATTATCACTTAAAAGTAAATTACCTCCATTAGGTTCTATAGTATAATTATCCCAAGGTCCTTTAACAAAATAATAAGTATTTTCGTTTATTCTAGTTTCAATTTCTTTATAAGTTTGATCAGCTTGTGTACGTAATTCTTTTTGTTGATCTGTTGTTGAACCTGATATGTATAAAGCGCCTGAGATTTCTCCTAGAGAAGAACCATTATAGACAAAATTATTAACAAATTCACTTTCATTAATATGACCTATAATATTTAAAAATATTTTTTCAAAATTACTATAAATAGGTTTTGGTGAATCTTCAGGTAAACCATTTACCGCAGGTTGAGGTGTTAAAGTTGCGTCTGAATTACTGCTGACTTTTATTGTTTCTATTACTTCACCTCTAGAAATTAAAGTTGTACTACATTGAAATCCTCCATTTGGCATTAATTGCCAAGAAAAATTCTTAACAAATCCTAATAAAGCGTCATAGTTACCTTTATTTTTTTCTATATCCTTATCTATTTTATTATATATAGTTTCATCTGTTAATCCTGGTTGGAATGGATTGATGGTTAGGTTATCAAAATTTTTTACACCTTTAATGATTGGGGTATCATTTATATTTGTTGTTGTTTCATGATCAATATATTCAGACCATCCCCATTCTAATAGTACTGTATAGCCAGTACGCATAAATAAAACTTCTAATTCTTCTAATTGATGTTTATCCCAAGCATAAAATTGAATAGTTGCTTCTCTTAAAGAACCATAAGCGCTTTTATTCATAACGCTAATATTAGTTATGCCAGGCATTGGTCGTAAACCATATAACCTATCTACTTCTTTATTTCCTCTTTTATCTATATTACTAGCATAAACTCCATCTAAATTTCCAACTCCGGCACGTAGTGAATATTGATTTGATCCTTGATTATATAATGTGCCTCCTTCTAAAATATATTTTTTAGATAAAGTATCACCATTATATTTTCCATCATCTGTAAGTTTTCCAGTTTTAGAATCATATTTTTTAGAATCATAATTAACAAAAGATACCATTCTAACCCATGAATTCTTTCCTGTGGTATATCTTAAAAAGTCAGAGCTGCGAGTATCAGATGATATTACTTTTTCGCGGGCTTTAAGTTGAGAAGCTATTACTGGTTTAAGAGTACTTTTAAATATAGACATAACACTTTTTAACTATTTAGTTGTTCAAAATCGTTTAATATTTTAGTTACATCATTTGGTATCCTCAATTGAAAACCAATAGTTGGGTATAATGAATCATTAGGTAAATCAGGATTAGCTACTGATAATATCCACCATAATGTAGGATCATTATAAAACTGATACGCTAAATTATCTAATCTATCACCACGCATTGTATACAGAAAAACATCATTTTCAGTTAATGGTATATCTGGATAACGTGTTGATGAACGATATCTAATAACTTTTGGATATTGAACCGTTGGTTTAGTTTGAATTATTGGGTTATTATCATAGCGATCCATGATAATAAATATGAATTTAAATAGGAATTTTAACTAGTCCAAATATTTGTTATTAGTTAAATTATACGCCTTTTTATCACGAGTAATAAATGGTGTAGCCGCGTATTTACCATCTTGAACTTTTCTTGGTAAGAATGTATGTATTGGTTTAAATGACATATTTACTTTAATATGTTTAGGTACTTCATATTGGCCTATATCATTTATATCTCCTTCAGGATCGCTTAATGCTATTTCCCAATGGGTGTCTAACATACCGCTTAATTTAATATCTGTAAATACACCAGGTTGCCTGTATATATAATCTCCTACAGTTAAATATCCTATATTTCCTCTCATTTTTAATTGACTACTATAATCAGGAGCAAATGTAGACATTAAATAATTTAATTTACTATATATTGGCTTCATTTCTTCAGGAGAATGAGCGTATAAAGTAAAAGCTACACTTATATCTCTTGAAAATCCTTCATATACATAAAATTCTTCACCACGGCCCATATAACGATATGGATTCCATTTAGCGCTCATTCCATCTTGAAAATCATCAATGTACGCTCTAAATGCTAATACATCAGTATTTATACTTTTATCAGCTACAGGATTATCATTATTTAAAAATTCAAATCTAAATTTAACTATATCACGACCATAATAACCAGTTACTTTATCCTTATAATCTGTTAAAACATCTGATGTTGATTTTAAAGCAGAGGCAGAATTACCATAAAATGTTTTACTATCAGTTACATTAATAACATTGATTGAATCTACTTTATAATTAGTTTTAATATTATTAGGACCATATTGGCTAGTTGATGTACCTATTCTTGATTGAATATTTTGAGTTGGATATGTTCTTTGATTACCAAAAACTTTAAAATCAAGATCTTCAACACCTGTATTCGTAGGAGTTATAGGTTGAGGATCTTTAGGACCAATAATAGGTCTATTATAATTCTCACCAAGATCTGTAACAGGTATTCCTCCTACTACATCTAATCTTCCATCTCTAGTATTTTTTCTGTATGTATCAAAATAATTATTTATACCACTATAATGTAAAAATATACCAGCAGGAGATGTTCTGTCTGTAGATAAAGAGGTAGTTCTTATAAAAGTTTTACCTATACCATAAACTGAAGCTGCTCCACCATTATATGAAGTAAGTTCGATAGATGCGTTACCATCTTCTTTATAAAGTTTATTTAGATAGCCTATTAATCTATTATTTCCGTCTTTATCATTTTTTAAGGTAACGTATTCATAATTGTAAACTTGATTGACATTTTGTCCTACATTAATATTTGAACTATCGCCATTAAAAAATCCAACACCACCAACAGGTATTTTACCATGTCTTATAAGGTGACCACCAATAGCATTAAGAGGAATTTGTGCTAATGTATTAGCGCCTAAATTATATATTTGAGTTAAACTTTTACTATTAACAAAATTAACTACAGTATTACTAATATTATCTATAGTATTCTGTGTTTTTGTAGGCAGTGGAGATTTTGGAGGAAATTGTTCTAAGGGAGGATTAGATAACTGTAAACCAACTTGTTTAATTATAAATAAAACACCTCTTCCAGTAGTTAAAAATTTACCTACACGAGCGGTATCTCTAACAGATGCTAAAGTAGCATTTAATATACCACCACGTATTAACCCATCACTATAATCATTAAATCTAATAGCTGGTATTTTTGGTTTGCTATCAAAGTTTTGGTTATAATATGAGGCTAAATTAGACCAATTGTTGTTTAATTTTAAAAATGGCATTTATTGTTTTTATTTTAATACCTACCGTCTTTAGGACCTTTATCTTTGTAAACGTTTCCTATTGGTACTCCACTTCCATCTAATTGTGAAGCAGGTACAAATACTGTAAATCGACCTGTTCCATATTTTCTCCCAGTTAACATATCTTGAGATGCTTTTAAAGCATTATTACTAGCTAAAGCTTGAATATCAGATGTTGTTTTTTGGTCTATATTTTCAAAATTAGGGAAAGGTTTACCAGCGTTTCCTAATTTACTAAATTCTAATCTTTTTAATAATGTAAATCCAGTACCTGTAGATGAATTAAATTGAGAATTAACTCCTGCGTTATTTGAACCTAAAGAATTTATATATTGTAAAGGTGTTTTACCATTTATATCTAAAGCAGAAGGTGCTATTTTAGTTCTATTTGGAGACTGTCCATATGTTCTTCCTGAAATTATATCTTGAGAAGATATTAATATATTGTTTTTAGCTAAAGCTTGAATATTTGATGAAGTACGTTGTCCTTCGTTTTCAAAATTAGGACCTGGTTGTCCTTTTAAGCTTATTGTGCTGTCTTTTAATTTATCAAATAATGCCATGATCTGTTGTTTTATATAAATATGTTAAGCAAATGAACTATTTGAACCATTTTGACTAGAAGCTGTATTCCATTCACCAATAGTATTATTATTTACATTTAATGAGATTGGTCTAACAGACATTGCTTCTATTAATTCTTGAGTTTTTCTTTGGGCTTCTTTAGCATTGGCTTCTTCTGCTTTTTTATGTTCTTCAGAATTTTTTAATACACTAACTAAACTAGCAACACCTCCAATTACACCACCAATAGCAGCTCCCCACGGACCAAACATCATGCCCATTCCTGCTCCTGATGCTGCTCCTCCTAAAACACTAACTGTATTTTTGGCACCTCCTTGTTCCATTCCTCCAGCGGCGTTCATCAATGCCATTCCTCCTATTCCTAATCCCATTCCTGCCCCTAAATTTCTCATATTCATCATTCCGCCTCTAGCTGCTACTCCAGGAGCAGTAACTGCTGCTGGGGCTCCAGCTCTTGTAAGTGTTATACCTCTTGCTGTTGTCATTGAAACTAATCCTGTAGGTCCAGCTGGCATTCCTGGGGCTCCTATTCCTCCGACACTATATGTAGCTATAGGATCATTAGTTCTACCTGTTGGTTTAGGCATAAATAAACTAGCTCCTAATCTCATAACAGCTATAGCCGCTGGTAAACCAATTAAGGCTGCAGCTAAACCACTACCTAAAACCCCACCTGTTAATGAGCCAAATAATTCTACTATTTTTAATACACCACCAAGTGCTTTTTCTATTAAGTGAAAAAATTGAAGCATTGGTCCGGATGTTATTTTACGAATAACATCTCTTAATTTATCAAATATTTCTTTTTGTTCTTCAGCTAAACTTTTTTGTTCAAGACTTTGTCTAATAGCATCAGACATTGTTATGCCATGTTCTGTAGCGTATTTAAGTTGTTCTTCAGCAGATGCTTTAATTTTATCTCCCAATTGAGCTTCAAATTCTTTTTTACGAAGCATGTCACCCATTTCATTTACACCCATTCCAAATACTTCAGCATATGCTTTTCTTTGAAGAACATTCATTTTTTCAAATTCATGAATGCTACCTACTTGTTTTACTATCTCTTCTGTTAATTTAGCTGTATCTCCTGATAAAGCAGCAGATCTAGCTTTTTCTAGATTAATAGCTTTACCAGTTAATAATTCTGCTTTAAGTTCTGATTCAATTGATGATTCAAAATTAAGTAATGATTCGCCAACTTTATCTACTTGTTCTAAGGATAGTCCTAATCTATCAGCCTGCATTACAGCTTCAACTAAAGCAGTTGTATTACCTTTAAATTTAGTTAAAATTTCACCACTTACTCCACTTACTTTTTTAAGTACATTTTGATAACTTATAGTACCACCAAATTGTTTTTTCTGTTCAGAAGCTGTTTTAATTGTAGTACTAAGAATAAAACTAGCATCTTTACCTTGTTCTTGACCTAATTCTTCTAATTTAGCTGCTTGTTCAGCGCTTAAACTATAATAATGAGTTAAACGAGCAAATGCGTCTGCACTTTTTTCACTAAAAGCAACTGTTGTACCTAATGCTTCATTTAACTCTAAATTTGATTCAAGTAAACGTTTTCCTGTAACAAAAGAATCATGGACTGAACTAGCATAATTAGAGTAATTTTTATATAGTTCATTTGCTTCTTCTTTATTTATTGCTAACTGTCGTCCACTCTTAGTTAGCATTTCATCATGCTCTTTAGCTAAATCATATATTTGTTTATAAAGAGCAACCATTAACGCAAACTGAATTAATGGATCTTTAAGTCCTTCTTTTAGCTGTTTACCAGCTGTTTTTAGACCAGCAGCAAAGACATTGCTATGACCAGCTGCGGATCTCATGCTTGTATTTATCTCATTAAAATCAATAGCTTCTCCTATAATAGGAAGTTTTTCTAGACTACTAAGTAATTTGCCAGTTAATCCAACTTGATTATCTATTAATTCATTTTGTTTTTTTAACTCAATAGCTGCTGCTTTTTCTTTATCTAGTATACTTTGTTCTTTGATAAGAGTTGTGGCTAAATCTTTATTTCCCTCTTTTCTAGCTTGAGTTATTTGTCTAGTTAATCTATCTTCATCACGTATTATATCGCGTAATGTTTTAGATACATCTTTAGTTTTTAAAATACCATTAGAATAATCATCAGTTAGATTAGATAAATTTCTAGCTGATTTACTTAAACTATTATATATACTTTTAATTTCACTAACTTGTCTAGCTGATTCTTTACTATTTTTAGCAAATGTTGCAGCTTCAGCAGCTACATTTCTTAGACTTTCTTCAATATCATCAAATTCATCATTTAATGATGATAAAGCATCTTTTTGTTTTTGATATTCAACAGTCGCTTTAGCTATTTCAGCAGCTGAAAGTTCAAAAAATCGTCTAATTGGATTGTTAAAAGACATAATTTATTATAAAGTTTATACCGTGTATAAATATTAAAAGCGCCTATTTTTTAGGCGCTCTTACTTTAGTTGCAAAATCTGGTATTGGTAACGGTTCTCGTGGTTTTTTACTTGGACCTAATGTTTCAGATTTCTTAGCATTACCATATTTTTTATCTATTTCTTCTTGTTGTTTTTCATTAGTTTCAATTAATTTTTGTAAATAATATCTCCTATATCTTATAGGCATATTATATACTTGATCATGTGTAAAACCACCATTACTGTGAAAAGAAAGTGAAAATATTTCGTCTAATATTATCTTTTTATACTCCGGAGTCAGGCCAAAAAAAGTTAACTCCTATTGGTAAGTCAACGCCCTCCACTACGTCGCCATTAGCTTTAGTAATGTCAATTTTCATATTAACATCTGGCATTACTTTGTTAATTTGTTCACGTAATGCTTTAACATCTCTAGCTAACATATTATCACAAAATTCTCTAATATTAGCTTGGTCTCTATCTCCATTAACAGCTACAATAGTATGTTTTAAGCGAGTTGTAACATCGTATGCGCCTTGAGAATTAATTTTTTCTAATCCTTTAATTTCTTTTTCTATTTTATTTTCATCATTATGATTTAATAATTTAAAAGTAACTGTTACTTTTGAAAAAGGCAATTGTAGATTAAATTCATTTTTACCTGGAGTGTATAATGATTCATCTAATGGTTTAGAGTCAAGAGTTGTTAAGTCAACTACTGTTTTTTCTGTAGCGCCTGTTTTAGGGTCAGTAAATGTAATTTCATAATCTTTACCATAGCCTAAAATACGAGCAGCAATTAATATTGCATTTTTATCTCCATTTAATAATTCTTTATAATCAATTGGAGTAACAATCATTGATTGTAATAATTTATCAATTACTGTACCATTTTTAATAAAGTTAGCATTAGACAGAATATCTTCTTCTTTTGCTGTCATGTACTTCATCTCAATAACTCCTTTTGATAATGGAGATTCTAGAGGATAGATTAGACCTTTAGAAGGTAATTCAATTTGTTCTGTTGGGTATTTGAAATTTGATTCCATAACGTTTATTTGTTTTATATATATAAATATATAAAGATAAAAGAAGCCGTCCAAATGGACGGCTCTTTAAAATATGTTGAACTGTATTAGTAGTTCAGGATACAATAATCCATTGCGATTGTAGTACTGATGCTTACATAAGCTTCGTTAGCCCAATCGTATTCACCAAAGTTAGCTTCTTTAACATAAGCTCCTTTAACAATCCACTCACCTACTACATCACCAACTGGTCCTAAGATATCTAAGCGTAAATCTTTTTTATAGAAGTCGCTATAACCATCTCTACCTGTTACTGATTCGTGAGCCAAACGAGCCCATTCCATTACTGCTTGTGCGCCCGATGGAGTTACAGGATCGTATAATTCTAAAGTCATATCATTCCATCTAACTTTACCTTTAACTTTACGGTAAACGTTAATATGGTCTAATATGATTTCACCAGCGTTGAAAGATGGTGATGATGCTTTTTTAATTAAATATGTTGGGATACCATCGATGTACATCAAAAAGCGATTCTGAACTTTAGGTTCAAATGCTGTGAACATGATTTCTGTTGGGTCTAGTACTGCCATTGTCTATTGTTTAATATAAATATTAATAATTATTATTTCTACGCAACTGGTTTCACTATAGCTGGGTTTTCTTTAGTTCCACCAGCTGGTTTTTTATCTTTATCATCAAGATCTGATTGCATTTTATTTAGGTAGGTCATTACCATTTTATAGTTTTGATTACTATCAAGACTACTCAATTGACTACCTTTTTTCTTTTGTAACCATTTAGCTACAGCTTCAAGTACTCTTGAAAAATCTTTTACATTAGTGACTGCAGAAGATAATTTAGCTAAAGAAGAAGTAACGCTTGCAACCGCGGTATCCGCGGCTGCATCGTCTTCAAATTCTTTTAATCGTATTTTACTCATTTATTTTTTTATTTTATTAAGAACCAAATTCTACACCAGTTGGTAAGATGTTGAAATCAAGTAAGATAAATTCAGCTGTACGAGTTGGTTGTAAGTAAATTTGACCTACTAATTGATTTCTATCAATTACATCTGGAGTGTTGTTTGTATCGTCCATTACTACTTTGAAAGCATATAAACCTTGACGTTGCTGTACACTTTCTAAATATGGAGTAACTTGAGATAAGAATCTGTTTCTTGTTACAGTTGTATTTTGTTCAAATACTAATGTTTTAGCTACATTACCTATATAACGCTTTAAGCTAATTAATAAACGACGAACATTAATTCTATCTAAAGCACTTGCTTTTTGTTGTAATGTTTTCTGACCAAAAGCTGTTACACCTACGTTAGGGAAAGTAGCAATTGGATTAACTTTACCAGCGTATAATGTATCACGATTTGTTGGTGATAATTTTCTTTCAGCTTGAATAACTCCACCTAATCCACCTCTGTTCAAACCAGCAGGAGCAAACCATTCAGCACTTACATTATCGTTAAATGCGTAAACACCAGCCATTACTGTTGAAGCAGGTACCCAAACTAACTTTCCAGTTTCTTGAGATACTACTTGAACCCAAGGCCAATATGAACCAGCATAGTTAGTATCCATACCAGCTGCTGCTGTTAATGGAGTACCTATAGTTGAATTATATACTGTTAAATCAGTAATATAAAAATAATCACCTCTGTTTTGAGCGTTTTGAACAAAACTTGAAACAGCAGATGAGTGTTGATTTTGAATAAGACCTGGAGTTACTAATAATTCATAGTCATATTCATCTTTATTGCTTAAAATATTACTAGCTGTTATATAATTATCAGCTACTAAACCTTGAGTAGTTGTACTAATGTTTCCAAATAATGTAGATCCAATATAAGGAATATCATCACCATCACCACCATCAAATGAACCACCATATGATCCACTTCCGTTCGCTGGAAGTTGATACCAGTATTCATTTCCAGAGTTCCAACTACTAGGATCTGTATTAATAGCTATTTCACCAGCATTATTAAGATAATTAGGTGTAGGAGCAGGTACTGATTTGACTCTTACATAGCGACTATTATTTGGATAATCACCTTCTATCTGAATATAATAACCACCCATATCAGCATCATATTGAACTGTTTTAGATTGGTTACCAATTACTTGTTCGATATAATTTGGTGTATTTGGGTCTAATGATAGGTTAGTATATGTTTCTAAAATTACAGGAGTATTTGTATTATCATCACCACGATGAATTAATAAAGTAAATGTACCACTTCCTGTGTTTACATTTCTAACTTCCCATCTTATATTTTCTATTGAACCACTATCTAAAGAACCATTACTTAAAATACTTGATGTATTAGAAGCCATTATACCTACATTTAATGTTTCTAAAACAAAAGATGGTGGTGGGTTCAATGGATCATCAGGATTAAATGGAAGATCAATTGTATCAATACTTGCAGAAGCAGGTAAAAATGAACCACTAGTAACTCTTGTTACTAATATGCTAGTTCCACCTTGTTGAAAGTAGTTATAAGCAGTTATTGATGTTAAAAATTCATAAGAAGCACCACCGCTAACAAAAGAACCACCAAATCTGTTTATATAATCACTATATGATCTAACAACAGTAGGGATATTAGGTTGTCCTTTAACAGCTGGTCCAACTAAAGCTAAACCAACAGAAACTGGTAGTTGAGTTATTTGAGATAAGTCGTTCTCTCTTGTGAGAACACCTGGGGAAATTAATGTTTCTTGCGCCATGTTTAAATTAGATTTTGTCTATTGATAAATATATAATTTTATTTATAAAACGAAGAAACCCCGTCATTGCTGACGAGGTCTCTTCTATATTAACTCCTAACACCTAACAATACATATTATTGATCTATTTCTCCTGTATCTATGTTAATAGATCCTGAACCATACTTTTCAGTTAATTGGTTGGCTAATTTACCTTCTTTATCTGCTAAGAATTTTTGTAGTTCTAATAAGCGAATTTTTTGTAACTCTAATTCACCTAAAGACAAAGCTAGATCGTTATATTCTTTTTTAACATCTTTAACAGCTTGTAGTTCTTCGGCATTTAATTTTTTAACTTCACTCATATATTATTTTTACTTTTTAATTACTTTTTTAGCTGATGTTTTAGCGGCAGCTTTTTTAGGAGCGGCTTTTTTAGCTTTTTCTTTAACTTCAGCAATAACTATTTCTGCTTTAGTTTCGATTACATCAGGAATGCTGGTTTTGTTAGCATCTGCGGTTTTACCTTTTTTTACAAGAATAAAAGTAAGAGCAGCGACAAGTACTAATACGATAATAACTGTTAACATAATTTTATTTTTTGGTTTATATATATAAATATATAATAGATTTTAAAAACAACCAAATTTATTTTAAAAATATTACCTCTCCTTGATTTATGTTTACTGGGGTGTAGATAAATCCATTTGTGTTTAGGTATGGTTTGTATTTATTTACTAATGTTGTTATATTGGTTTGTAAATTTTCATTACAATCCTCGCAATCCCATATATCAAGTAATATTATATCGTATGTTACGGTTGGTTCATAAGTAAAAATATCATCATTAATTATATTAATATCATTTAAATGTCCTATAGATGTTACTAAATCTATTACTTCTTGATTTATTTCTACTACATCTACTACTGAACATGATGAATTATTTTTGCAAATATAAGGCATAGTTCCTAGTCCTAATCCAGCTATTAAAATAGAAGAAAATTCTTTATTTAATATTTCAGGAGCATAACCTGTAATTAAAACTAGATTATCATCAGAATATGCTCCTTTATTAAAAATATCTTCTGTTTTATCCATTAATATCCAATAGTTTCTTTTAGGTACTTGTATAATTTGTAAATTATTAGAGTATAAAGATCCTGTAATGTATGAACTTAATATTCCTGTTAGTTCTGGTAAGTTATTATATGGTGATAGGTCTATCATGTTTTTATTTTTAACAGTTATATATGTTACAAGTAGTAGCTAATACAACATTCACTGTTTGGCCACTCACAGTAAATGAGCCATTAGCTGAGAATAATGTTCCATTTATAGTAGCGTTTATTCTCTTATAATATAATACTCCACAAGTCATACCTGACCCTATATCATTTTTAGTAGAGTTACCTTCAGCTGCGTTCCAAACAATATTAGCAGTACTAGTATCTGCTTCAAGTTGTGTAGCACAAGTAGCACTTCCATATCCTCTAACATTCCATACTGATATAGTAATTGTACCCGCTGCTACTCCACTTAATGTCCATTGTGCGCCTGATACTCCATCATAAGATGTCCATGTTAATGTAGCAGCTGCTGGTGCAGGTGAACGAGTTGGTGTTATACTAGGTGTAATACTGACAGGACGTGTTACACTTAAACTTGGTGTTAAACTAGCAGCAAGACGTGATGGAGTTACTGTAATTGAAGGTGTTATACTAACAGGACGTGATCGGCTAGAACTAATTGAAGGTGTTATACTAACAGGACGTGATCGGCTAGAACTAATTGAAGGTGTTATACTAACAGGACG